CCCTGATTGATGGTGATTAGCCAACAATATCCCTACGGACCCACCCTCCGCCTCACGGCGGTGGATGGCCCGTCTACATCCTCAAAAGGGATGCAGCCGAATGCGGTAAAACTAAATCGTCCGCACTCTTGTTCTCGTCATACGACGAAGAGTGTATGGCTGTGAAGAGGGTGAACCCTTCAACGCTGCCATCAGTACCAATACATGAACGTTCTGTTCATGTAGCGGTATCGGGTCAGGTTTGCCAGACTGGATTAGTTCTTTCCAGGCCCAGCGCTGCTGATCCGAGTTCCACCTCACATGCCGGTTGGACATAAAAACGTCCTTGGGCACCTCAAACGCCGAATCAAGGTTACCAGGCATATACCGCATAAAGCGGAAACATGCTCGGACCCTATCGGTTAGCTTGAGGCTCTCCGCAAAGGCAATGTTGCCACGCCTTGCAAAAGAGTTGTGAAACTTGAACATCGCCATCGTATTATCAAGGCGATAATCAAGTGATACTGGTCGTACAAACACACCCCGAAAGTAATCCCTTCCACACGATTCACGAAACGGTCCGAAGTAAAAGGACTTATCCGTGTTTATGCTAAAACCGATATATTGCAACAACTCGGTAAGCACCAGTGCTTGCGACTGACGAACTATGATGTCATCTCCATAAATGGAGAAGTCATCAGGGAGCTCAGCCAGAGCATTGACTGCGTGGGCGAAACTCGCGAAAATGAGAGTTTCCAAGGGAAAACAAAAGCTGTTGCCCATCGAACAGAACTTCTCGTACCGGATAAACTTCCCGGTTTGAGGATCCAAGTAAGATGGTGACCTGATGTCATTGAGGAGCGTGAACCACGCAGACGGCAGAAGTGTACGTGCCAGCTCGATCGAAATCGAGTCCGACGCCGCACTTAAGTCTAACGTTGCGTAAGGGTTATACTCCTCCACACTTCCAAGGAAAGCAAAACCTTGGTTGTGCGTCTGCTGCGATAAGTCAACGCCGAAACGGCGGAGTTTCCTCCGCATAACGACGTCAACGCCTCGCTGCAGATACAGGTTTAACAACGGCTCGACCGCTATGACCCGGTGGGTCTTTGCAGTCTTCGGAACAAACGTCACTTTATTGTGGGCCACAAGTTTCAACCGGTTAACAAACATCCTGTCAAAGGCCTCACGGTCTAGACAGAATATACCGGGGTCCACCCCCTCAGAAAGGAGGTATTCCACTACGTGGTGATTTCGCCACATAGCTGATTTAACGTATGGCACGGCCGTAGGGGTGCACGACCAACTGGATGCAAGAAACTTACGCATGTCGTTGGTAGCATTACCATGCACCCCCACTGAGGCCCCA